GAATATAAAGATCTTTGTTTTAATATTTGAAATTCTTCGTTTGCCATAGTTTTATATATATAAATATGTTACAATAACCAAGTTAGGTTTTCTTTTTTATCTGTTATTTTTCCTGTTGTCATTTGCCATGCTTCTTGGCTACTAATAGTTTGTGCTTTATAAATGTTTTGAGTTCCGCCTATTCTTGTAATTCCACCTAACATTGATCTATTTAGATCCATACTTTGTTGTCTTAACTTCAATGCTGTATCTCTTACCCACAATCCAATACTCATTGCCATTACTAAGTCGTCATTATAACCTTTCATTGCAGCTACTTTATTACCATCCCAAATAAACACGGATAATTCATCCAAAAATCTAATAGATCTTACTTCTACAGATCTTTCTCTAAAATAAGTTTCTAATTTTGAAATCAACAATGGTCTGGTTTTCTGACTATTAGTAAAACCAGGAATCATTTTCTTTTCATCTCTATTGATCTTATTAGTCAATTGTCTTTCTACATCTACATATTGTAGGTCTGCACTACTATAGAAGGTATTTGGATATTGTCTATCTATTATTTGTTGTAAAACAGCCCAACCAACATTCGCATTTTCTACAATCAATAAAGCATTGTTATAATCAGTCGCAACACTAACCAACATATTGCCATAATCTTTAGTACCAATCTGTCCTTTATATTCTGCTACTTGAGTCAATGATTCTACATCAATAACTTGAAATGCACTATAATCTGCACCATCACCTCTTGCAACGTCAGCACTAACTATATAGTTTCTACTATAATCTGGATATTCCCAAATCCAATAACCATGATCCAATCCTCTCATTTCAATTGGATCTTTTACCTTGCTTTGTTTATAAAAATCAATTGTGGCAACATCAACAATACCATTACCAGTAGTTGCAAAGTCACAATCACATTCTTGTGCTGCACCTTTTACACCTGATAGTTCGGTTTGTTTATCTCTCCAAGCTTGATCTCTTTCTGGATGTAAATGCCATGGAAGTCTAATTGTATTAAATTTATTTTCTTTGGCTTCTGCCTTTACCCAAGTTTGATGAAAGAAATTACCAACACCATTTGGTGTACTTAACATGATTGCTCTACCACCAGTACTTAATGTATATTGAGCGGACAACCAAATTTCTTCAATGTTATCAATGAATGCAGCTTCGTCAATAATCAACAATGACAATGCAGAAGAACGACCTGATGTACCGGCAGATGAAACAGCTTTAATTTGTGAACCATTTGTCAATCTTAAACTTAATCTGTTGTCTTCTTGTTCTTTTACTTTTAACCAAGAAGGAAGATTGTCATTCGCAAATCTTACACGGGTTACAATTTCTTTAGATGTTTCTTGATTAATACTAATACAAAGAACATTTTTATCTTTATGAAATACCATTAACCACAAACTATATGCTGCGGTTAATGTACTAATACCCATTTGTCTAGACTTTAATATGATATTAAAATCATGTTCAACCAAGTCTGTTAAAGCTTCTTCTTGAAATGGATATAAATCAAAGTTTACAGTTCCACGAATAGGATGTTGAATCTTAACATACTTTTTCATGAAGTAAATTGGATCTACAAGACATTTCTTATATTCCTCCTTAATTACTTCTTTAAGTGTCTTTGGAGTACTCATTGATTTAATTTATCCAAAACCATTTGTTTGGCTTTAGTTTCAATTTCAGAATTATAATTTAATTTACCCAATTCTTCATTTGCTTTTGCAATATTTTCCTCAACATTTTTCAAATCTTCTTTTAAATCAGACAATACTTTTTGTATTTGTGTAGTATCATCCGTCCAGAATTCTTGACTACCATCATCATTAAAAAATTGTAACTTTTCTTCTGGATTCTTTTCCAAATATTCAATACTATCAGTAATATTTTTCTTAAAATCTTTCATTTCTGAAAGCATACTATTATAGATTTTATATCTTTCATAGTCCGCATAAACACCTAATACTTTTAATTTACTATCAAATGAAATAGTACAATCATAACACTTGCCTGTTTTAGGATAAAATCTATCATCTAAATAATTGCCAAATTTCATATCTGCATTACAGATACTACATCTTTGATCAATTTTTATTTGTCCGAGTTTGGATACTTTTCTTTTACTTCCATTTTTCCAAACCCATTTATTTCCTTGACCATCTTCCCATTCTTCACCTTCTTTTCTTTTACTGTTGTTCAAGTTAGGATCATAACCAACTTGAATAAATGGGCGGTTTCCCTCAACATAATCTTTAACTATGTCGAGATTGCTTTTTCCTGTTGCTCTTTTCATAACTTTACTTTTAATCTATCCAATTCCTTTTTGAAATCATTTAAGATTTCAGTTCTTTTGTTTTTATAACGAAAAGTATTACCTTTCACTAATTTAATTAGTTTTTCTAAAGTGTTAATATCATTAAATGTTACATTTTTGCCAAATAAAAATTCAGCAACATCGTCCATATCAGTATAAACAGTTTTTATATTTTGTTTTTCTTGTTTACCTTTTTCATTTGTTATAACATCCGCACTTTGAAGACCTTTTTTCCAATTAAATTGATATCTCTTCATCTTATTTGGATCTTCGGTTGGTTCATAACTATGTGACATAATATTCATTAATAGAATATTTCTTAACGCAGCTTTATATTTTGATTCTGGTGCTCCGGATAAAGCCTTAATCATGAAATTTAAATCACCAATCATCAAATCAATTTGTACATATCCATCATCATTTGGTATTTCTGTAGATTTTACTGAATTACCATTTTCATCTATAATAGGTACATTCAAGTGTAATTGATCTAATCCTGTATTTATTTTATAAGCTGGTGTTGGAACATTTGATGGAACATTTGATTCTATATGTTGTTTTAATTTTTCATAAAACATCTTTTTATCATAATCATAATTGACACCAAATAATTCATTCAATTGTTCTGTAGATACTGCAACATCAATGTCACCCAAGACTGGTTTGGATTTATTTCCAATAATTTCATATTTCAATGAATCAAGATTCCATATTTTTAATCCATTTTTTACAGTAGAATCTAAATATTGTTTTGGTAAATCACTATTTGCGGCAACTGCATTGCCACCTTCTGTAATTAAAAATTCTTTCAATATATCATTAACGATTTTATTTCCCAAATCAGCATGTTTTTTGATTTTATCAATAGATGCTTGAGTTTCTGGAGTGGTTGCTTTCTTTTCTTTCTTTGAATATTGTTCAATCATTTTTTCAGCATATTTATCTTTTATAGCTTTAATAAATGATGCATAATCAAATCCTAAATCAGAAAGAATACCATTTGCATCAAGAGTTTTTGCAAATCCTAGAACACCTGTGGTTAAATCTTTCAATTTAACATCGTGTGGATTTACACCACTATGTGTAGATAAATTTGGGTCAACAACAGTAATCTTTTTATTAAACAATTCAGCCAAAAAGTCTGCCAAATCTCTTAAAAATGTACGAGGACTATTGGATATCAATTTATCTACAACATCTTTTCTTAACATTGGAGATACAATCTTACCATCCTTAAATTTAGCTCTTACACCTGTATCACCAATTCTAATATTAAGAACTTCTGCCAATGCAGAGTACATTCCTCCCATTGTAAATCCTTTTATACCTCTTTCTGGAGTAAATCTAGTAGCAAACCAATCTTTATATATTTTTGTAGTATACAATAAATCTAATTGAACCCAAGTATCTTCTTCAATTTTAATTATAATTTGTTTACCATCGGATCTCTTTGCACTTTCAATATCAATATAATTTTGACCACTTGTTTCAATAAATTTAATTACATTATTTATATATTCTTTTTTTGTATCGGTGACATCATCTTTTGAATCAATTGGTATAACAACCATTACATCAATATCACCATAAGTTATTTGTTTTTTATCATGTTGATCTTGTTTATAATACCCTGCGGAACCCAATATTTGATAATCTTTAATTGGTGCCAATGGTACATTACTCAAAAACATGTTCAAATCAGCTAAAAAATCCTTAAACTTTTCAGTTGCTTTTTCAATTGTGTCTGGTGATAAAATTGTCTTTGATGTTAATTCTGGTTTTAACCAACCACCTTCATCAATTGGTTGTTTATGTGCAGCTCTATTTGCTGCGCTAAATTTGGAACGAGAAACATACTTAATGTCACCTTCTGGATGGGAAAATACATAACCTTCACCTCCAGGTTCATTGCCTATATATGATTTAATTTCAGTATCTTGATTGTCTATTTGATTGATGATTTCATCTTTTACAGACATTATTTCTACAACAACTTTCCATAAAGATTCAAATCCGTCACGATTACTACTAACATAATCAGTAATTTTCTTTTTCATTGCTCCTGTAAGATTACTTTGATCGATCCATTGTAGAAAATCATCACCAATATTCACTAATCCAGTATCAACTTTACTGTTCAAATATTTATATAAAATATCTGGAAAGTTAGTCATTTTCATGCTAGCTAATTTAGAAGGATTAATAAAATCATCTATATTTCTGGCATGTTTACCTATATAAAGTATAATATCTTTTAATCGTTTTTCATTTACGTCCGGTGGATTATGTACAGATATTGGAGGTATCACTAATAATTGTTTACCTTGAAATACATTATAATTTGTAATTGCAGTTTCATTTCCAAAACTATCCACTTCTCTATGAACAACAACCGCAGCTTTACTTTGTGCAATCTTTCTTCCCAATTCAGAATTGATGTCAACTGCATAAGTTACAATATTTGGTTTAAAAACATATCGTCCATTTTCAATTAACGGTGTATTAAAATATAATAAATCTCCTTTAAAATAACCTCTGAATGTAGATGGAACCGCAGATTCAAATATTGAAAATGCGTTTTTCATATTTTGAACGAAAAATCTATATTCGTCGGTTTTAACACTTTTACCTCTATTCAAAAACATTTGTTCCAATTCTTCTGGTGAAGTTGGTCTACCATTATAACCTTTGGCAACAAATCCACTTTTATCTGTCAATACGAATTTACCTTCATCGTTTCTACCAAATACAACTGCAGGAGAACCATCCCATTTCATTGTAACATTTTTATATCCTCCTTGTTCCAATTCAATAAAACTTTTAATGGAACGAATCGCTCCTTTTGATCCCTCCCAAAAAATTAAATCTTCGGCATGATCTATACGGGTCGCTTCGTTTATCAATATATTAGATACCAGAAATTGTTCTAAATTATTCAGCTTTGTCATATGGTTTTAAAAATGTTTTATCAAATACAGTTATAGCTTTATTATATGAACGATTAGTTTCATCCAATGTATTATCAGTAAATTGCCAGTTCCAAAATAATTCATTTGGTGTTTTGAATCCGAAAAATTGAAGCACTTCTTTTTGCGTTTCCGTTACATCTTTACCGTTCCAATTTTGTCCAGTCGCAATAAATCCTGCATCGATATCCTTTACTATATTTTTTTCTCCCAAATTACTATGTCTATTTTCAATCCAAGTTAATCTTTCAATTAATTTTTGATAATAACCATTTGCTTGTCCCCATCTTATACTAGCAAAAAATAAAACGGTATCACTTTCAAATAATTCTTTACTTATTTTCCACAATTCATCATTCTTTTCATTGATACTAGCCCAACAACGATGATATCCACTTGGATTCTTTTCTTTATCTTTTAATAATGCTTTTGCAGTTCCACAATGATTACCACCAAATTCTCTATTGCTACTTACATTACCTTCACATGGAAATATATTTAGTTTGGTAGTGTCTATAAGAGTCACCTTTTCTTTACCCAATAAATCTTGAATTTTAGTAGCTAGTTGATTGCTTTTAGGTACATCTTCTTTATGTTGTGACCATCTATTACTGGTAGTCAATAATAGTACTTTATTCTTATTCCTTAAATAATCAATGGTTTTCTTATACTTTTTCGCATAAAAATCCATATCTTGTTCACTAGAAGGCAATTGTGCTTCTAATAATAAGTCAGTTAGCTTAATCATCGTACAATATAAATAGATTTAACAAAGAAAAAACCCCACTTATTTCTAAGTGGGGTTCGTTGTTTAGCGTTGTTTAACCATTAGGGAAGG